CTCCGGACATTCGAAGCCCTTCGCACTCTCCGATAATCTCGCCCATCACGAGTTTCTTACGTCCAGCGCACCTGGAGAAAGCGCGCTGGTATGCTGCCTTGAGCGTCGGCGGCAACCCACTGATCATGTGATTGAAGAATATCTCTTCCAAGCATCTCATCAACTTTCGGCGGAAAGATCCCTCAAAGGACGAGTAATCTGTGCACATGAACCATTTCGCAGTGCCAAGAATCGACTTTATGTACGCCGGGCGATCCTTGACTGGAACGTGCTTGATGAATGCTTTATTAGCATAGACGATGTTTTCCATCGCATTGATCAGGGGACCAAATAGGATTTTATTGGCGTCAACCCTGGCGTTGATGCCTCGTGGATACTTGAATTCGGGGTAGTACTCGTCTTTCAGATGGCTCTTGACACCAACCATCTCTTTCTGGTTCAATGGGGAAAAGACATTTCCATCGCACCGGTCTAACGCTCGGCGCATTTCCTCCTTCCAGGAATTCGGTCGATTTCGCGCACTGATCCACTCGTCAGGGCTTGGGATATCATCGACAGTAAGGGGTCTGAACAACTTGGGTATCTCCTCGGCTGCGAACCGACCCAATTTAATGAGCGCATCGCTCTCAGGCAGGGGGACCTCCTTAAATAACCTCCCACCGAAAGCGGCTATCTTGTTTTCACTTGCCACAAGATCTGGCTTCGGGACGGACCAAGTGCGGTCGCCGAGTGGTCCGGCAACGCCAACCGGGCGGTAGCGCTGCACAATATCGTAGACTACGACTGACACCTCCTTATCTGGCTTCATGGCCGGAGTTGGCAGCTTCGTCTCGGACACAAGGTAACCCCACATGTATGACGGTCCCTCTAGTGAAAAGAAGAATTAGGGCCCCGCTGGGAGCCTTCGGGTTCGGGACCAATGAACAAGCCCCTCGCTTCCTGCCAGCGGGTGTACCACATGTTCTCCACATAAACAGTGGTACCAGCCGATACTCTTGCATCCCAAAATGCAGGAATGTTCGAACTCTTCAGAGCATCAGCAACGCGCACGCCAGCCAAAGACCGGAGAGCCTTCGGGGAGTCACATTTCGACACGTCAGCCGAGCCCGCTCCCAATGCGGCGGTCATGCTGACGAACGCTTCCTGTGGTCGTGAAAGCGGAATGTACTCCATCGACTGCATACTTCCGTCATCTCCGGGCTTGTTCCAAGTTGGTACAACAAGCACATCAACGACAGCAAAGCGTACGACGTGTGGGGTCGCAACAAGCGGACGATTTGCACCCGATTGGTAGTCAGCCTGAACATGGCCGCCAATTGCGTACAAAGAAAAATCGTCCACCATTGTGTGGTCGAGCTCGCAGTCACCTAGATCGTAGTCATCCTCAAGCAGGTCTTCAATAAGGCCTGAAAAAGACTTGATTTCGGCGCACGCAAACCCGTCATACTTCCAACTGAACCATCCACGACGCCCACGATAACCATTGGACTTATGTCGTTTCCTGTCAGTGAGATAACGCCGGAACGCGTTGTCATCACTGTTCCAGTCGAGAACCTCTGAGCAAGCAGACTGAGCCTTGAGGAAACACTCATA